GCTAAGAAGATAAGTGATTTCATAATTTCAGCATCACGGTTAATCTCTCTACCGCTTGGTAAAGTAGCATTAGCAAAAGCATAACGTTGAAAAGATACTCTACCCACTTGACCTTGATAACGTGGTCCATTAGGATTGTTCATATCATGAAGAAAACCTTGAAAATCTCCACCAACTGGTTTGCTTTCTACATTCAAATGTAAATCATATGCATTTTGATCATATGGTGGTGTGTTTAAAGTAATAGAATTAATTTTCAACTCTTGATTACCCGCATCAATAACTGGTTTTACTTTGCCGCTACCGGCTGACATGTCTTTAGTACTTAACATTTCTTTTTTAATTTAAAATTTAACTTCTGATTATTAGTTTTCATATGCATAAATTGCATCCTTGACATATTGCAGATCATTTGGTATAAATTCACTGTCAAACATATCCATTGGTGACTTACAAGTATTCTCACCATTGTTTTGTGTTTCAAAACCATAGTGTAGACTACCATCATCTTCTTTACGAACTCTCCCAAATAATACAATTGAGAATAATCCTTCTAAGGTAAGTGCATTATCAATCATCTTACCCACTGTTTTTGCTTTTATCTTACGGTGACCATTAATGTCTGTTGATTCTTCTGAGTGTGTCAAGAAGAAGACATAAAGGTCATCTCTCAAGTCTTTTGGAAGCTTGGCAACTTGAGCAAGATTTGCAGCAATCTGAGTAAACTTATCATAGCCTTTCTCATTGGCTTTATCAAAGTACTCAAAGCTTGACATGTATTGCCAATCATCAATTACTAAGTTTTTAATGTGAGGCATCTTGTCACTAACATGCTGCATAGCTTTATAAACTCCTGGACCACTTGATTCGCTGATCATGTTGCCATCTGGATTTGATTTATCCAAAGGAGTGTATTTGCTTCTCCAACCTTTAAATGGTAAAGGCTTATTAGCAATATTTATAATAACTGTTTCTTTAGGATCTAGATTCCTAATTGAGGTTGATTTACCTGAGCCTGACTCAGCAATTACTAAAACACTTTGTGCCATATTACTTATTTAATTTACTTTCTATTCTTTCTAAACTATCTGCTATCCTATTAAGTGCTTCAACTATACCCCTTGGTGAAAATGTTTCATCAGGGTTTGGAAGATTTGCAATATCATCCAGACTATCAAAAATAGTATTTTTACCTTGTTTTGATACTACATCACTTACAATTTTAAGTTCTGATACTGGAACCAAATGTCTTTGGAAACCACTACTGCTCTCTACAAGTTCATACTCTTCTCTCCAATGAGCATTGTATTTGTATAAATACAATGTTCTCTTAGGATCTTCTGATTCATAATCAATACTTACAAATTCTGTGTAAATATCTTTGTTCCTTTCAAGTTCACTTGGGAAGAAACTTATATGTAAATCATCTTTTCCTGGTGGTCTGTATGCCATCTTAGGTATATAGGCAGCATTAGATAATTGATTTGAATTAAAATAATCTTCATGCTGCTCTCTTAAATCTGCTACTCTCTTTTTTCTTTCTTCAGGAGTCATTTTTAAAGTTTTTACTTGATACTGTTTTGTTGATATCATCTCGGTTGTTCTTGTTCAGGAGTATTCATCTCCATAATTTCCATTCTTTCAAACATAGCTTTAAAGAAACTCATTCTTGTATCACCATTACGAGCTTTTAGAAAGTGTAATACTAATGTTCTATCATCTTCTATAATATATCTGTCTGGACCATACAGTCTAATCTTCTGCTTTGCCGGCCTGTTAATACCTATTAGGGTATCAGCATGTTGAAGCATTGCATCTGATCCAAATATATCTGATTCAAGAATATAGTTACCATACTTTGCTTGTTGAGCCCGCTCTGGATTATCAATATTTCTATTAAGCTGTGATAATGCTATAAACATGCAAGGATAATCCCTTTTACACTGTGTAAAGAACTCACCTAATTCAAATAACATATCTAATGTATTATTTTGATAAGGTGCTCTTTTAACAAGCATGGTGTGATCCAGTGTGATAATAGTCTTTTTACCTTTATGCAAGTCCATATACTTATCAATCTGCTCACGCATTTGATTAACAGTCATAGGTCTTGATATTATATCAACTGGATATTTTACACGTTCTTTAGCATACTGGTGACATGCGTTTAAGACATCTGTTGTTAAAACACTACCTGCACTACATAATTCTTTGTAAGTTTTACCTGTAATAGATGAAAACTCACGTAATGCTGAGGTTCTACCAACCATTTCAAACTGAAACTCTAAAACTCTAAAGTCATCATTAGGATTAAGAGTAAATGATTCTCTAATAATCTGATCTTTTATCAAAGTCTTACCAGAACCAGGTCTCCCACCAATGACAGTGAGTGTATTCCATTCTAAACCATCAGTACAAGCATCATTAAACTTAGGCCAGGGTGTATAGATTGATTTTTCTTCACCATTGGCACGTTTAACCATATATTTAAGGGCATCATTAAAGGCAGCATACTGCCCAACCCAAGCTTCTTCTGATTTACTCATACAACTCTCTCTTTAAAGTGATGTGTTTTTGTTTGAACTCCGTCTTTTATCATGTCACAATAGTCAGCAAGAGTACTATGTTTAACCTTATGCTTATCTTGTTTAGCTACAAAGTATTGACTTGTCATCATGTACAAGTAATCTGCGTCTCTATATTGATTTACATACATCTTGGTTGCTTTAATTATAGCTTCCCAATCATGGTCATAAGTCTCAAAGAACCATCTGAATGATTCTCCAAGAGCTTTTACATTTTGTCTTGCTGGTTTACCCGAAGGCAACTTACCGGCAGGAAATATATTTCTATACTCTTCTATCTTTTGGCTATAATCTTTACCCATCAACTGAATATTGGTTTTCTTTTTAGCCTTTATAAAATAGTTATCAAGTTTAGTAATAAGTCTCTTTGCCTTATTTGTTAATATATACTTAGATTCATCCTTTAACAGGAATCCCTCAGTTATTAAATCAGGTATTTCAAGATCCGCTTTCAATATTGGTACTGAAATCTTCTCTTTCATGCTGTAAAGTAACAGCATCTGATTCGGAGTTATCTTCTCCTGCGTTATCTTTTGAAATATTTCCCACATATTTTTGTAATTCTTGTTTAACGCTTATCATAGTGTCCATGAATTCTCTATGTTTTTGAAACATATAGTTTTCACAGGCTTTAATTGAATGAATAACAGTAGCATGATCTCTTAGCATGTATCTTCCTGTTTCTGATTTACCATAAGAATACTCATTTACAGCAATATAACAGAATATTTGTCTGAGCATTACAAATTGTCTAACTCTGGTTCTTCCTGATATAGTATCTACATTATCAAGTAGAGGAAACATTCTATTAAATACTCTAACACATGATGCTTCTATTGCTTCTAATGATAATCTCTCTGTATCATTTTTAACAAACACATGTACATCAATACCGTATTTATCATTCAACTTCATCTTAAACTTTTTTACTTCTTGTAAAATGTTAAGTTCTTGATTATCAATCATTTATTTTAGTTTTGGGACTAACAAAGATAGTGATTTATTACCAGTTAATCAAAGGTTTGTTTCTTTCTTTTAGTAACTCATTGATTCTGATAAATAAATCTTGATCATTCCATACTCCACCTTTATATGCAGCAGCAGCTGGATGTTCAACTTCAATTATAGTATGCTTATTTACTAATGGTTTCCATTCTTGAGCTTTCTTACCAAGCAATACAAATATTAAATCTGATTCATGGTTATTTAAACTATTAAGAAGACCACTTGTAAATGTTTTCCATAATGAATAGTGTGATCCAATTCTGTTTATTTCTACAGTTAATGCAGTATTAAGCATAAGAACGCCTTGTTCTGACCATCTTTTTAAATCTGGATTACGTTCATATCCTGGATATTGCTTCTCTAAAGAATTAAAGATATGTCTTAAAGATGGTTGCTCTTTCATTGTATTACTACAGCTGAATGATATACCATCTGCAACATCAACTTGTGGATATGGATCTTGACCAATAAACACAACTTTAAGGTTATTATAGTGGCAGGTTTCAAAAGACCTAAACCAATTCTTCATTTTAGGTGTGAATCTTTTACCATCCTGAACAAAACTTACTAACTTATTAATAGTCTGGTAAAAGTTTTCTGAATCTAGATAAGGATAAATTATTTTTTCCCAACCTGAGTCTTTTAATTTACTCTTTAGAGCCTTTATCTTTTCAGGTATAAAGATTGTTTGTTGAGTCATAAATTATTATATTTGTTTATTAAATGATACATTATGTCTGATTATTTAAAAGCTACTAATACATACGATCTTACAAAAAACATTAAAGATCTAGAAATAAATACAGGATTTATACTAGGCTTAGATGCAATACTAATGTATTATATAGCCAACATTATTGAAGATCCATCTACTTTACCTGCTACCTTTAAAAAGTTTGAAGGTATTATTAAAGGAGAAGCATCAGAAGAAAATCCTATTGAATTGGATTATATAGAAAGACAATTATATACTCTCTTTGCTCTTCAGCAATTACTAAAAGCAAAAGCCAAAGAGCAAAATTTAGAGGTTCCTCTTGAATCTGAAGTTACTCAAGAAGATCTTAGCAACTACATGAAGGCAGTTATGAATAATGACTCTTCTGCTGAAGAAAAGCTTGCAAAAATTCAATCTTTAATAAAACCTAAATCATCTTAGGTTCATATTATTAAAGTCTCCTATTTCTATACATGCTTGTATAGCAAGATTTAACTCTGCCCTGTCACATGCAGCAAAAGACTTGCAGTACTCTGAATTATTTTTCATAAAACAGAGTCCTGCTTGTCTTTTAACTTGTAGTTTTATCTCCTCAAATGTATAACCCAATTCATTTGCAATCTCTCTGCACATAGCATGTATTCTTGCCAGCTGAGCGTTACTACCTTTCTTTTCATCAGATACACTAATAAACATTTCAATCTTTGCACCATCTGGTGCATTTGCTAAGAAGTTCTTTATTCTTGATTCATTAGCTTTTATAGGATAGTGTATCTTACCACCTTTTACTTCCGCGTTTAGATATATATGATTTTTCATAAATATTATCAAATTCTTCAGGACTCAGTAATATAACGGTGCTACTGTCACCCCAATCACCATGTTTCCAATGTTCATAGATTTCTTTACCGAGTTCTGTGCCTTTAATATAAACAATGCTTTCATCCCAAGATGATATGGCAATGTCAGATTGTGCAACATAAGATGTAGCACATGATGTCATAAGAATCCCAATAATAATAAATAATTTACTCATCTTTAGTGTCTTTCCACATTAAGAATAGTCCTGTCAATATTAATGTCAGAACTATAGATAAAACTGCATAACTAATCATTTTCAATTCCGTTTTCATCCAGATCTTTCTGGCATAGT